GTTTCCCAGTCACGATCGGCGCATTAATGATTTCTGACACATCGTTATATGTTAGGTATTTTTGTCGATTAGGAAGCCGTCCAAACTGTCTCATGACCTGCGTGTCATACATTTCTATGACGAGATCTTCAGGTGAATCAGGAGACTGTGAATCGATGTACATTTTCATCTCCATTTCATGATTAGGCTGTGTTTTATACCCGGTTTTTGCTAGATGTATGATCTCAGCCCATACGAGGCCCATATCGACGTTTTCCCAGCCAGTTACCATATCACCTTCACCTCTCCCCTTAACGTCAAATATGAGGAATCTACGGTTCCCTGTGGTATCTCTGAGAAGATCATCCCGGTTGCATGAGGCTATAAATGAGCATCTAAGCTTCTTAGCGGTAGCCTCTCTAGCGTAGGCTGATCTAAATTTGGCTCTATTTCTGGTAACAAGATCCTTAAAGGTCTCAACAGAAACTTCTTTATACTGATCAATCTCCGGTACATTTGCGATGATCAGCCCATCGATGGTTTCAAAGTTTTCTTTAGGTTGTGGGGATATTGATATTTCTTCTGAGTATATTGATAAAGGGTTAAGAAACTTAGATAAGAAATAATCTTTTCCTATTCCCTGATCACCTTTTAGCACTACACATCTATTTTGAATATCAGGGTTGTGAGCACGTCTGATTGATTTAACACACCAGTCTTTAAATAGATCAACAAGACATTCTTGTGAAACAACAGTAGTCTTAAATGCATTAATCATATCATCAAACCTATGAACACCATCCCATTCAGGTAGATCACAAAGCATTTCGAATTCTTTTTCCTTGCACCATCTATTTAAATGATCTTCTACAGGAGCTCTGGGCAATCCTTTAGACATTGCATATGATCTGATTGCGTTAACTTCATTTCTTACTGGAAGATAATCTCCGTTAACATCACGGTTAAGTGTTACACCTGATAAAAAACATTTCTTAGCATCGGGATACATTTCCTCAAAAAAGAAAGCGTAAGAATCATAATCATCCGATCTTGCCTTATCGCTCCCCTTGCTTGCAGCATCTTTTTTAGATCTATCAAAACACCTTTTAATTCTAGGCATCCATTGTTTTGCCATTTCGTATTCATTGGCACATCTATTAGATCTTTGATATTTAGGATCACCAAGATAAGAAGGGTTGTTAACTTTAGCGTCATACTTGATCATTGATCTTATTATTTTGTCTTCATCAGACTCAATTTTCATAATGGACATTGCGTGAAGGAAAACTTTACCATGTCTTGAGCTCTTTAATGCCTCGGCATTTTTAGTTCCAAGATGATAAGACATCAGTTCAACATCGGGCATACAAAGGGAGGGTATAGCATCTCTGTCTACATCTAATATGCTATCTCCTAGCCACTGATAAGGCATTTCAGTTTCTTCGTGTATTGAAGGGGGGATGATTGTTTGTCTTCCTAGGGATAGGAAATCAAAAAGGCGAACACCGTGCCTATCGGTACATAAATTAGTTTGCCCATCATATTTAAAAAAGGCAGTAAATCCTTTTTTTCCTTTTTTTCTAATAAGGTTTCCGGGCAGATAATTTACTAGTATTTCATTTTTTACGTAATCTAGATCTATTCCAAACTTTTTAAAATCAAGAGAGCATTTTCTTTCATCCCAGTCATAGTCAAAATCAAAGGCTACGACTCCTGATGCAGGACCAAGGCAAAGTCCGATATTACAGGCGGGGAATGTTCTTTCCCATTTTGTAAATGTTTCATCATCTGGAAGTTCATGACAAAACTTTTGCCAATCTTTGATCGCTGGTCTTTTAGTGTTTTTTAATACTGGAATTACTGAATATCCTGATTCGTAATATGTCCTAGCATATGCCGCAAAAATGTCAGTTGACATATATTGATTCCCCTCTTGTTGTAATGTATAACCGATCTGCTCGACGTAAACATTAGATTACGTTCATCCTTGCCCCCCGGTCAATTCTAGCCTTTGACAAGCCGCAAGCCTAAAGGGGGGCTTTTTAATGAAATCTATTATCAACTGGACCAAAGTGTTTGACTAAAATACATCAAGGCCATAGAAATATCACCAGGCTATTATTGATAATGATTAATTGGATTTTAAGAAGAAAATTTAAAAAAGCTTTAAGACTATATAGTAAACACCCTTGCTATAACCCGCAGGGATACAAGTTAAGGGTGGAAAGGCTTGATTATATTTTGAAAAATGAAAGTTTTTATAGAAAATGTATTTTAATAATAAAGTATTAGATCTAGAAAGAATCCAAAGAGAATTAGAGGTAATAAGGGAATCTTTGGAGGCTGAAGGTTTTGAGCATTACTCGAAAGACACTTGTTTGACTAGAGTTATATCTAATATACGAGACTTTAACAGAAGAATGAAAACTGAAGCATATGAAGAATTACGAAGGAAGATAGATGGAACTACCGAAAGAAAAGTCGACTCCGAAGAAAACATTATCTGATAAAACAATATTGCTATACGGACAGCCAAAATCAGGCAAATCCACTTTTGCATCAAAGTTTCCTAAATCACTATTTATTGCAACTGAACCAGGACATAAGTTTTTAGAAGTATTTAAAGTTGACCCTATGAACTGGTCTGACATCAAAGATGTTTGTCGTCAACTTATACAGCAAAGAGACGATAAGCAGTTTGAGACTATTGTATTCGATACTGCAGATAACACATATAAGATGTGTGAGGATTATATCTGTAAGACAGAAGGCATAAAACACATGTCAGATTTATCCTTTGGCAAAGGCTACAACCTCGTCAGGGCAGAATTTATGAGAGTTATAAATGCCCTAGGTCAGTCTGGATATGGAATAGTTTTTATTAGCCATAGTGACACAAGAGAGCTTGATGAAAAAGGCATTAAAAGAGCTTATACAGACACAACGCTTTCGGGGTCTGCCAGAAAGGCAATATCTGGTTTGTGCGACTTTATTCTTTATTGTTTTATTAATGACCAAGGTGACAGAATACTCCTGACCAAGGGAGATGAAAACATCAATGCCGGCGACCGATCTGGAATTCTGCCCAAGGTTATGAACTTAAGCTATTGTGAACTAAAAAAACATCTCGAAGGGGAGGGGTAATTTATGGATTTAACATCAATTTGGGAAACAGCGGGAACTGAAATTAAAGCGGATAGGCCAAGCTTTGAACCGCTAGCAAAAGGTGAGTACGTAGCGGTGGTTGATGAGGCTGGGATTGAGCTTAAATCTCAAACAGAAGGAAGGGCTAACTTCAAGTTTAAAGTTGTAGATGGAGAACATAAGAACAGAGTTCTTTTTAGGAACATTCCTTTAAACGCAGAAGATGCTGCTCATTGGGGACTCAAAGCTTTAAGAAAAGACTTTGAAGCTCTAGGGATAGATTTAACGCCAAAAAAGCTAGAGGATTTTGGTCCTGCTTTATATAAGCTCATGGGCAAGAAGCTTAAGGTTTATGTTACCCAGAGTAAACCAGACGCACAAACGGGTAAAATTTACAATAGAACCTACATCAACGGCTATTTTAACGCTGCTGAGGCTATAGAGGGCGCTGGCACGGGAAATGCACCACCTAGCATGAATACGGACGAGGAGTTGCCGTTTTAACGGAAGGCTAGATTATGTCAAAAGGTGCCATTTTAGGTTTTTTAAGCATTGCTATAGTGTGTGTAACCGCCCTTATCATATGGAATGATTATAAGGGCACGCTAAACTACCAAACATTAGAGGCTGAGAGTGTCGAAAAAATTGAACCAACAATCAGAGACTATAGAATGTCTCAGAAAGAAGCTCTTGATAAATTACGTATGGAGCTTCAACTCAAAGAAGAAACTTGTATTGTCAACTGGGAGACAGGGGAAGCGTGGGCGAGGATAGATTTGAACGTCCACAGGAAGATAGAGTGTAATGTTAATCGTGCTAAGCGCGTGAAGAGTGAAGTCATCTCCTATCTTAAGGAAAAACTAGAGTCCGTTAAGGCGGGTCTATTATGACCCTCTTTCTAGGATTTCTGATAGGAGTTGGCTGCATTCTAATTGCTTGGGATCTTTGGAAATCAAAGTCTCCTTCAAAAATTCAGTCAAAAAATGAAGGAGACAAGCCGGTAAACGTTACGGTCAACATAGACAATGATGACCAGGTAAGACCAGAAGTAACTAGAGAGCAATATGAGGAAAAAGATCCTAATGCTGGCAAAGAGCCCGATCCTCCCGGCATGGAAGATGAGCCCATAGCTTCAGAAGTGCCTGCAATAACTAGGGAAGATATTGTAAATACACCAATTTTGAATGAAAAAATAGAACCTCCAGTGAGCGATATACCTATTCCTGATATGGCACCACCAAACCCTAAGGATGAGAGAATAGATGAGCTGTGCCAGAGACTCATAGATTTGTATTTTGCAGCATATGATCCTGGTGATGAGGCGGACATCAAAAAAGAGATGCACAACATCATTTTGCGAATTAGAAGTGTTCTAAGATACCTTAAGCAGCAGAGAATAGTGGATGGTGTAGAAAAAGATACACCTCAACGTGCTGCAAAAAAAGATAGCAAACCAAGACCAGTTATTTAAAGTTCAATACTTGTAAATAATACAATTCCTTTCTTTAATAGTTATTAGGCCTAACTAATAACTCCAAGGAGGGGATTATATGTATAAAACAATGAATCACGACATTGCGGGGTTTTGTCGCCGTTTACGTCGTTTCAAATATGAGTGGGCAAAAAGCGCATCTGCAAACGTAGCTTTTGTATCTGATGCTGACGCAGAAAGATTAAGAAGCTATCTAAACGGTCTAATTGCTTATAAAGCATGGGTTCAAACCCAGCCAGTTTTAGACTTACCTGAGACATCTCCACGCGAGATTGACCTGGGTGAGCCTGCGCCACTTTCAGCTCCAGAGAACGAAGCTATTGGGGATGTCATGCAGCTTTGGGATATCTTAGAGCATGAGTTAATCAACTCTCAAAGCTCTAGAATGCCTGCAAGACTCATCTCTCATGATGAAAGACGTGTTGACATGCTTTTAGAAAAAATGTCACGCTTCCTAGAAGATTACATCATGCAAGTTCAACCACTAGATCTTCCAGAATCAAGCCCTCTTAGAGGTGACGTTGGAGCTGGTAGATTGGGAATTAATCCTGCATAACCACCAATACCTGGCAAGGGGGTCTTCGGACCCTCTTTTTTATGAGGTAAGATATGCCGTCATATTCTAAGACAAGCCTGAAAAGATTATCGACCTGTGATGAAAGACTTCAGATACTCTTCCATGAAGTGATAAAATACTATGATTGTTCAATACTATGTGGACATCGCGGACAAGAGGAGCAAGATGAAGCCTACAGAAAGGGTTACTCAAAACTTAAATTTCCAAGGAGTAAGCATAATGCCCTCCCATCTAAAGCAGTGGATGTGGCTCCTTATCCCATTGATTGGAATGATCATACTAGGTTTTATCATTTTGCCGGATTCGTTAAGGGTATAGCTGCAAAGTTAGGTCTAAAAATAAGATGTGGATGCGACTGGGATGGAGACAATAATTTTAAAGATCAAACTTTTCATGATCTTCCTCATTTTGAGCTATTAGAATAATGGATCGTCATCACCTGATCGGGTCTTGGGAAGTAGACCAAAAAGATATTTCTGAGCTTCCTCGCCACCAAGATTGCACCATTCATCATATGCAGTTGATAGAAAACCAACTGAATCAGCTACAACCGCGAAACAATTTGTTTTTATCTTCCGAAGAAGAAACTCTCTCTGAGAAGGTCGGAGTGTTGAACGCTTGCCCGGAGCTTTGGCCTCTATGAATACGGCAAATCCATTTCTATCATTTCCAGCTATATCTGAAAAACCAGGCGCAACAGTTGATGATTTATAAAAACCACCCTCTGACCAGGTCGCTTTAGCCTCAACCGTATTGCAATCGAAACCATGTTTCTTAAGCCATTTATGAATTTCATCTACAACTTGCTGCTCTGGCTTCTTGTTCTTTTTGCGCTTCTTTCTAGCAGTCCCGAGCTGTCGAGCGTGATATTTTAATAGTGCATCTCTTGCTGACATTACCAGTATATTTTCATGTATCCTGAGGCACCAGCAGCACCAAAAACATCAACGCCGCCATTTCCGCCTCCTCCTCCACCACCTGCGCCATACGCAGTTGCAGCGGGAGATCCAGCAGCTCCGCCTCCAGTAGCACCATTTCCTCCAGCACCATAATAAGAAGCAGCTCCTCCGCCACCATCTCCTGAGTTAGGGCTAGTTCCTCCGTCAAACTTTGCGCTGGCCTGACCAATACGGCTTATATATCCATTTGCATTAGCGCTTCCAGATCCTGACCCGCCATTTCCGCCACCGATCAAGCCTCTGCCGCCAACACCCGGGGCAGTATTAAGAGGATCAAGGTTAGGATCATTGACTCTATTCCCCTGACCGCCCGGAGCTCCCCTTGAGACTACGAATCCATCAATAGCAGTGTTGCCCCCGGCAGTACCAGATGGCTGCTGTGATCCGGCTGCAGCACCACCAGTACCCCCAGCGCCAATACCTACAGATAATGCTGCAAGTGGAGTTACTGTGAATAGCTGAAACTCCCTAGATGCACTAGCTCCACCACCACCAGGTATCCCCGCGTCCCCTTCGGCTCCCCCGCCTCCACCGCCAATCGCTTCGACTAGTATAGAGGTCACTCCTTCTGGAACATTAAAGACACCATTTGCAGTAAACTCCTGGGAGTTAGAAGCAATTCCAGCCAAATCAATCAGCTGATTAATGTTTGCACCAATTTTATTCATTAAAGTCTCAGTAATTGGAGCATTACTAGCAATTTCAATGTCGTTTAATTTGTCAATATTCCCAGGAATATCAGCCATACTTCCCCCTTAAAGCATTGAGTATACTGGCTCACCATCATCAAAGTTAGCGTTGTCTGTCATATGACCATATAAAAGCTTAAACTCGTCAATAGCTAAATTATAATTAGCAGGCTCCATAAAATAGCCATTCAATGGAACAAATGATAACGCAGGGCTTACTGTTATGGTGTTACCGATTACATTTAATATATTAACTTCATCTTCGACCGTGAAATCCAAGGACCTAATCTTAACACCAGTCCCCTCAAAGTCTTCCCATTTTCTAAACTCATTAACACCAAAGGGGCTATTACCAGTTTCTTCAATAACAAATTGAGTAGTCGATATGCCAGTCTTAATTTTGGAACACGGACCAATGAGAGCAAACCTTGTGTCTCTATCAAAGTTAGTATCAACAATATCAAATGTAATGTCACCAGTTTTTAAGTTAAAGGACTTATTACTTAGCTGGAATATTCTTGCGTCACCATTTCTGGTTCCAGAATCAATATCTGATATATTTAATGTGTTTAAATCTAAAACTGCAGTATCTCCAACCTCTATATCAAAACCAGTCTTTAAATTTGATTTGAGCCCTTTAATGAATTCAGCACCAAATCTAAATTTCTTTAATATCCTTGATCTAGCAATGTTTGCATTATTAATAGCAGAAAGAAGAAGTCTCATTCCCTTAGCTTCAATTAATTTATTTCTTATTCCGCCTTCAATTCTTGCCAAAGAATCAGCATCAATGTCTGCATCAACCCTTAAAAGCTTTTCCTCTAAGGCATCTTCTTCAAACTTATATGTAACTGAGTTATAAAAGTTTTTAGATAAAGACCTCTCAAGCTTTAGCTGAGAAGGGTTTGTAACAGTTCTTTCTGATAAAAGTTTAGTCTTTGTCCCAGGCAGCTGTCCTGCAAGATGATATCCTACCGATGACTTTGATTTTCTTGGAAGAGAGTAGGCCGCAGCTGGGTTATATATTTGCTCAGACAAAAACTCTTTTAACTTAATCTCTTCTCTAATGTAGAATTCATATTCAAAAGAACTTAAGAATGTTCTTTGAATGAAAAGATGTTCGTCAATATCAACTTCATCACCCATCATCTTAGCGCCATCACCGAGAGTATCGTATTGTGATCTAAAGTCACACACTGCAGATGAATCGTTTTCTAAAACTAATGGCACTGCTGGATCTATTTCAATATATGACCCAAGAGTATTTGTAGTTATTCCGACTATGGGTTCCAGCGTGACATTATTTGAGCCATTACTGGCACCAGTAACAGTGACGTAATCACCAACCACGGCTCCAAAATCTCTTGCCACATCGGTGTTAGCAAAAAAGATTGCATTTGGTACTGTATCTCCGGCGCCGACGCCAACAAAAGACTCAACCTCCTGGTCCTCTAGAAAAGGGCCATTCCATCCTGACAACATGAGCTTAAGAGCGAGATCAATCGCATTACCTGAGAGAGTAATAAATGACTCAACAGAAGCTCCAGAGGAATGTGCCGCGGCCAATGTTCCAAGCTGTCCTCTTGTGATTGTTTGAAACTGTGTCCCTGACTTGGCCTCATATCTCATTATCTCATCATCAATACGAACAAAGAACTTAACAGACTCATCTACTAGACCATCAGGACCTAAAACAGGTGCAAAGAAAGGCAGAGTGTCATCAACATTGGCTACAGTATCTCCAGCGCCCATGGCTGATGTTAACTCAGCAGATGCTGGAATAAATATATCAGATTTCTTTTTTTGATCAGGATGGTTAATATTTAAAGTTATTACTCCAGCACCAGCTGAAGTATTTTGAATTACCCCTCTAAATATTGTAATAAAATCCTCTTTAAATGAAGTACCCTCAAAGCCAAACCAAATTCTACATCGACGCCCAAGGACATCAAAGGCAGGTGTTTGCGTTGTATCAGGAGATAGTATATCTCTAGTGATGCGTTGATCTTTATCAACCAGGGCGATTCTCATGGATGAGATCGACTCCCCTAATCCTTTATCAAGGTTTAGTGTTTGCGAAATGGTAGTCGATGTCCCTCGCTGGAAGCTTATTACAGATTCTTGAGGATCAATAGCCCTTAATCCACCATAAACGTCACCCTCTCCATACTCAAGATCTGGATCACCGTATCTAATTATCTTTTCAATAGGAGTTGTGGAAAAGATGGTGTCAATGCCATCAATTTCAAGAACTATCTGAGGCCTAAGATCGGTTCCAAGGCTTGCCGCCAAGGCTTTTTCTGTAATATCAAAAGCCATCTAAAACCTATCCTTTACCCTCTCAAAGTGCATTCTCTTTATATCCTCAGGAGAAAGCTCTTCTTTTTTTTGTATCTTTTTTATTAATTCTTTTGAATCTGGATCATCTTCTAAAGAGTCTTTGATCAAATCAAACACACCCTCAAGAATATAAGGAACTGCTAATTCAATAATCTTAGTCAGAACCCAGGCTGGCATTTATTTCTCTTTTGGCTTGAGAACCACATCCATAAATTTTTCCATGGCCAAAACAATTCCATCATCAAGCTCGTTCTCAGTTTCTTCTACCTTAGCCTTGACCAAAGGCAAAACTGCGCTTTTCCAGACACCATAAAGATAGTCTTTAGAAAAAATAACGTCTTTCATTAAACGACCCCTTCAATTTTCTTATCTGTAAAGAAATATCTAAGAGCAAGGTTTACACCGCTGATGATAAGAACCTTAACTTCTTCACCCATCATGTCAGCAGGAACCCAAAAGGCTAGTGCTGCCATAATAAGGTTAGCCCACAGTGTTTTAGATTGAATTGCTGGCTTACTATTTTCCATTATTGATCCTCTTCGTTTTCGTTAATATTCCAAAGCTTTTCTTCTATGATTTTAATTGCAGTAACCAAATCCATAATAGCATCCTTAATTCCCTGTGAAGAGTTAAGGTCAGACTTGTTTAGTTGCTTTATTCTTTTTTTAAGTTTTCTGTATGCCTTTAACTCGGTAGATCTTATTACTTTTTTCTCAGACTTCTTTTGTTCTATGTCAGAAATTACTAAGTCTTTTTTTACCTGGTCTACAGATATTTTATCCTCGAACACCCCATCAGAAACCTCAACAGACTCAACTACTAACCAGGAGGGATGCTCTAACCTTCCAGTTATAGGGTCTTTTGGAACCTCTCCAATAGCTTTTTTAGGCCTAAACCCTCTTGTAGATATAGACTTAAAAGAATCACCATCATCAATTAACCAGGTTTTCTTCATAACTTCTCCGCTATAAGTTTAGTTATTCCGTCTGGATCAGTTACAGATGCGCTAACTGCAGTAGTTCCAAGAATATTAACTCCTGAGCTTGCAATATTCCCACGCCTTGCCTGTAGCTTTAGTGTGTCAGGGCTCGCAATAGTAATTATGGTTTCGCCTGACACTTGAGCTCCAACAAAATCATTTGCAGTAACCTGGCTGAATATTGACCCCATAGTGTCATCAAGCCCCCCCGCATTAGTAAGGGCAATTCTAGTCTGCCCATAAACCGTAGTAGATCCAGAAGAGAAGGCTTGAACAAAACTATGATGCTTAACTCTATATCTTCCGGGCGACAGGGGTATTGACATTGCAGTGACGTCTTCCCATGTGTCGGCAGCTGAAACAGAATATAAATTTACCAACTCTGCTTCAAGAGCCTCCTGCTCTGAAAATAATGAGAAGGAACTTAAGTCAGGTATTTCAAATATTTGAAAATAATTTACCCCTGAACTAGCCGAAATATTTCTGCTTCCTCCGTTAGCCTGGTTAAGCCTGACTTTTATCCGGTCCCCCTCAGAAAGATCAAGAACTGCCTGAACTGAAAAGCTTTCAGTGTTAGCTGATATTCCATTGCGAGTAAATCCTCTTATTGTAGTGTTTTGGTCCTCAAAGAATAGCTGTACATCTCCAGTACCTCCAACCATCCCAGTTAGAGCTATTTGAGCATGTGCATAAACCTTCTGCCTTCTTCCCGCAACGTACTCATCGTTGACTAGGTCAAATGATCCACCAGTAGTCTCGAAATCAACCGAGGTCCAGTCTACTGTTGTGGTAACACCAGTGCTAAAGGACTGTGGTCCGGTGGTAACTGCTGAAGTTCTTGATGTCTTAAGGTGTTGATCGCTAGTGCTTATTAATGTTCCAGAGTCCCAGTCTTCTATGGGAAGGGTAACGTCTACGGTAAATCTATCACCGTTAGCCCAAGTAAAAGGTGTAGTCGCATTCCATGATTGAGCTCCATCATCACCCGCCATTCTAAACGTGGTTTGATCTATTATATTTACTGCTCCCATATGGACCGGCGCGCCCCCGTCTTGCCCTATTGCAAAACCAGCCATATAGAAGGTATTCGACCCATCAGGATCAGGAACAACAGATCCGTCAATCAAAAGGCCAGACGGTATGCTCATCGTAATGTTTCCTGTAACAGAGCTGGTTGATCCAAAATCAAAAGCTCCATGAATTCTTAGATGCTGACCTTCTCTCCAGAAATAAAACTCATCAACCCCGTTACCCACTGTAAGGTTAGTAAAAACAGGAGAATAAGACTGCCTCGGAGTTACTATTGCAGACGGGGCAGACTGATCAATGGTAAAAATAACGTTATCAATAACTCCGAAATAATTAGTTCCTGAAGAATTGTCGGTCTCTAAATAAAGAGATATTCTTATACTTAAAGTTGACTCATCCGTTAGAACTTCCCCTGAAAATCTACCCTTGCTCCTAGGGATAGAGGTATCTCCAACTATAGTAAGCTCTTGAAGGTTGGTAAGATCATATGCTTTTACGCTAAAATCTCCAGAAGTGTATTGTGGATTGTCAAAGTCATATTCAAACTCAATAAACTGTCTTCGCCCTCTAAAATTTGAATCAATCGTATTGCTGTCTAAACTAACGCCGTCTCCAGACGCATCTCCAAGAGATTTAACTATTTGTAAAGATTGAGCGCCTACAATGTTTGCGCCAGTAGTTAAGTTCTTTGATAGGTTACCAGTCAAAGTTCCACCCTGACCATCAACATAAGAGGGAGAGTCATTAAAAAGAACCGACCCATCCCCAGTTTCAAACGTGGAAACATCTTCGTCTAAGAAGTTAATCCTTCCAGAGCCCGATCCACCAGCCCCAGAACCAACTGCTATTAAGGTTGTGCCATCATCATAATAAACTAAGTCATCATCAGTTGCATAAACTAACGTACCTTCTTTGCGCGTGAGCGCGTCGAGGTTTGCTTTCGTGTCGCTTGGGAGCGTGATCCTTGACGTGTCCGAGGCTGTGCCGCCGTCGTAATCTTTACTTGTGAGGACTTGCGTTGCTGCCGACGTGATGATTTCGCTTTCCGAACCGACTTCACCCGCCTTGAATCTTGAGGAGAGAGTTGAATCATACCCGAATCGAGCATCTGTTGCATCAGACATTTCGACTGTGATGCCAGAGACTTCGCTATCTGCCGTAGCCTGATTGCCGTTTTTGTTAACAGTAATATTCGCGTCTTCAGAATCCACTGTTTGGGTGTTGAGGGTCGTAGTTGTTCCGTTAACTGTAAGATTTCCCGGGATCGTGACATTGTTGGAATCATCTATCAATACTCCTGAGTCTTGTAAGTCTCCTGATGCCCCGTCATGTCTAGGAACAGATTCATCAGTGGACGGGTTTACTTTATCTATTTTTTCATTATCTAAAGTAGTAATAGCAGAGGAGTTAGATGCTATGTCTGCTTGATTCTGAGCAATATCTGCCTGATTCTGACTAACCTTTGCCTTTTCATCATTAATAGTCTGTTGGACATCAATTACGTCAGCACCGCTTGCGGGTCTTTGCAAATCAACTTGTGCAACAGTGTTACTGTCTGTAGTTCTAGAAATAAAAGCAGCGTTAGTTACTGCCGCATTTACCGGCTGTCCATCACTTACACTCATTTAAACCTCGCGCATCTTGATGTTATTGATCTCATAGTAGCCAGGCAAACCTTGCCCCACAAGCTCATTAAGCTTAAACGCGGTGCCCCTACGGTCCTGAGGAGTCGATTCTAGTATAACTTTAAAAAAAGTATTTCTATCGATTACATTGGGCATAAACTCTATAGGCCCTCTCTCAGTAATGAACTCAAAAAAAGCCCTGGCGTCAGCTCTTCCATTTGGATTGCTGCGATGAGGAAAGCAAGGCTGAGGAATATCAGTAATGAATTTAAAGCTCATTTCAAATATCTTTCTAACTCCAAATGAAACAATCTCAATAACTCCACTTGCAGATTCGTTTACAGATGGGTCAATTCTTTGCTGATTATCTTGAGACTCTGTGTAATCTTGGAGGGGAAATTGAGTAATGTACTCAGAACCGGCACCTGAGTTTCCAGAATAAGTTAAATTACCAGTTAGATCTGCTCCTGAAAAACCCATCAAAGGAAAAGGAGATGTACCTATTTGTGAACCTGTTCCAACCAATAGGTCAAAATTTGCATCAGAAGAAATAGTAATTTGACGTGTGGTTCTATCAAAAACAACTGTGTATTCCTGAGGGATAGTAGAGGCTGCATCCATGGCAGTTTTTATGGCAAGCATGAAGTCAGTCAAAGAATAAGTCCCTGGCTCAATCTGTGCAGTAAGCTCGCCTCCACCCTCATCAAAGTTTAAATTTTGATTAAGACTAGTTATCTTTGTTCCAAAATAAAAAACACTATAGTTTGATAAAGCCATTATGCATTCACCGTAATATCGTTAGAGTCAGTTACTTCGTCGAGAAGATTAGCAATTTGAGTTCCAACACCAATTGGATCAAGCACAGTGCCTTCAACATTAACGGTAACTGCTGTTGACCTTTCAACCTCTTCATCAGGCTGAACCCCAGGACCTGCGCTATCATTAGGAGCGCCAACTGAACCCGGCGTTGCCGAGGATCCACCACCAACTCCGCCCTCTCCCCCTGACAACCCTTTTAAAAGAGTTCCCAGGGCAACTAATGCAATACCTGCTGCAACTGCTGCTGCACCACCAAGGGATTTAAGCGCCTCAACTGCAATACCTTGAATAATAAAAAACTGTCCCAATTGAATGGCAAGGTCTCCAAAAACACCAAGAACTGCCTTTCCAAAAGCTGCAAAAGCATTCTCTCCATTTTGAAGAGCCTTAACAGTACTTTGAACTGCAGATGATATCCCATTACCAAGCCTTGTTCCAATATCAAAAGTAGCTTTCTTTACCTCTTCTTGAGTTTCTTTTAGGCCACCCTTTACGCTCTCTCCCAAAGTTTTACTCTGAGCCTCTACCTCTCCCCTAATGGTTTCAAAGTTAGTTCTGAACTGCTCCAAGAATGACTCAACACCGGCAGTCTGATCAAAGTTAAATATACCCTCTAAAGAAGCCTGGGATGCTGCTGCTGATTCGTCAAAAACTGACTTTGAACTCTCTGCAAAAGTTTTAAGCCCCTGAGCAAGATCTGAGTCGGGCGCAAAGAATGAAACAAGCTTTGCACCAGTTGAAGCTAAGGAAGTAATCCCTGCGTTAATGTTAGTTACTATTTGATCGAAAGCAAAAGATATAACATTTACTGCAAGCTCAACTGGAGCAACTAGAAACTTGTTTACTATTAAACCAAACTCAATAGCACCTTCAATCAAACCCTTAAAAGGATCAGATCCATCATCAATGCTAGATATACTTTTACTAAATCCTGATATTGTTTGAGAAATAGTTTTTATTAAAGCAATAAACTCTGGGGATCCAGTTACAAATCCGCCAATCTTCTCTAAGAAATCACCAAATACATTACTAAGTTGAGATATAGACCCTTCAAAAGTATTAACCTGAGCTGCTGCTGCGCCACCAAATCTTTCAAGAACAAAGTCTAATGCTTTACCTGATTTTAATGATTCAGCACTTAAATTTCTAAGAGCAGGGAGGCTCTCTCCCAGCTCGCCAGTAAGTCCTGCAAAAGTTTTACCTAAGTTCTTAACAGAACCATCAAGAGTTAATCCTGTTGCTGCAGATAGCTCTACTGCAGCTTTAGTTAGTTTTTGCGCCTCTTCATTGCTTTTTGTAAATGTTCTAGCAAGAGAAAATAGCTCTAATGTAGTTTCATCACCTATGGTTGTTGCAGCTTGAAGTTCAGAGGCAAAGTCCTGAATTCCACGGCTAGCTTCATTACTAAATTCACCGGCCAATCTAAGGGCGGTGTTTAATTTATTTACAGCTACTTCCTGTTGAGCTGCTGCTCTAATTGCTTTAACACCAAAAACACCAGCAATGGCAGTTGCCGCAACTCCAGCTACTGCACCTATCTTTGCAAAACTAGTAGCAACTGAAGCGAAAGACTTTCCAAGCTGAGACCCAGCTTTTTTCCCTTCAGACTTAAGGTTTGCAAAACCTTTCTGAATGGAACCATCATCTAATACTATCTCAACTTCTAAGCGATCATCTGCCATCGCCACTCATCTTTCTGGCAAAGTTAATAACTTCACCAAACGTAGCCAGCTTCTGTTTTTTCTTTATTACTTTTTTAACCTCACCACTTAAGTCAGAGTGAAGCTTTTTGCGAGGACCATCTTTCATGTGAGGATACATGGAGGCATTAACATTCAAGAGAGTTTCATGAGCCTCTATTGAAGGAATACAATTGCAGTATTTCTCAAAAGTCTTAGCGTCCATGCTACTTATTTCCCTGTCAGTCCATCCGTAGAACCTAGCAACACGCGCCTTAGCGTATTCCCACTCTTCTACTTTTTTCCGGGGTCACCCATTAAGCCTTCAGCAAGCCTAGTGAGTTGATGAACTGTTAGTTTCTCGCAAACTTCTTTTGGAAAACCTAGGTCCCCCATGAATTCGCTGAAAGCATCAAGCTCATCAACCCCATCCTCTTCCATTTTAGCTCTAAAAATTTGAGCCTGCTTTACAGTAGGAAGGCTGACTTCATATGAGTCAGCCCCCAATTTAACACTTGCTTTAGGAACATCACCTAAATCAATCTGCATAAAATCTCCTTACAGAATTCCAGTTTGTGAGCTATCACCTAGAATTACTGAGTTTAGATCTTGATTTGCTGCAGTCAAGTCAGGATATCCTCTCCAAGTACTTTCTAAAACTCTAACCGCCTCACCAGAGAAGGTAAGAGTATTAGGCACGGGAAGAGCCAAAGGAATTGTGTACTGATAGCTTAAATCACTGTTGATAATATTAGTAGGGATGAACTCTAGACGAGCCGCCTCAACTAACATATTTTTTCCAACCTGACCTGTTCCAGCACCAGCAACCTCAGTTCCAGATGCAGGAGTAAAACTGCGAGAACCATAGATTCCATAAAGCTCTTTAAGCTTGCTTAAAGTAGTCTCTTGAAGGGTCATAGACGCTTCGTTGGACTCAAAACCCTGAAGAACAGAAGAAACAACAGTTACACCGTTTTGATGTGTAGTAATATCCAGCAAAGATGGCGCAAACACTGCAGGAACTTCACCTTGAAGAAGTCCTAAGTCATAGTCCTTACCTTTTCTTCTTACAAAGACTGCAATGCCAGAATCAACATCAGCAGTATCTGTGGTTTGACCAACAGCTGTTCTTTCGATGTCAACCTGAGTACCAGTTGCAGATGCTGAAAAATCACCAAGAGCATCCACCGCTGCAGCAATCGCAGTAGCCACTGCAGAAGCTGCCTGACCAGTAGTTACATCTACTTCAATAGCAGTTTTGCCAGCAGGAGCTGGATCAGTTGAACCAGCATCAAGATCAAACCAAATGTAATATTCAGTGGCATCTTTTGCTGAATTAATAGTTAAATAAGTGCCATCTAGATCGGCGGCAACAATGCCATTAAGATCTAAGCACTCAGCTGTTTCAATTCTCCAGAAAACATTAACCGGAGAATTGACAATATTGTCTACTCCACTCCCTGCCATAATAAATCCTCCATGTTAAAACAGACACTTAATGTCTGCTGTAAAATCCATTTTTAATATGACGTCATTGTCATTGCTAATATCAAAAGGCTCAACTGTAATTGTATCAGGAACTATGTCCTTTATGGTAGTGCTAAGCCGAACTGACGGGCTAAGTATATCAGCTAGTATAGTCTCCGCCTGACTAACAGCATCATCTATAGCAGCAGCAGGATCTCTATAGCCCTTTAAAAACACCCTCAATGAGATTGAATAACTAAAGTTATGAACAGTCTGATTTGCAGAGGTACCAGAAATGAGACCTGTCTCTATATGGTAGCTTCTATCTAAAATAGTATCAGGTATATTTTCAAAATTAAACCCATCTGGCCACTCTCTGTAACCTAAGCCGTCAAGGCGAGTTCTGAATAAGGACCTTACCTGAGATAAACTCATAGCCTACTTAAAAACCCAGTGTAGATAGAAACTCCCTCAGAATCCTCCACGACCCCATCGTTATTAAGATCAAGGCGAAGAACAGACTTATTAAAAGCTGACTTAGCAAGAGAATCATAAAAGCGCCGCTTTTCAGCAAAAACATCGTCAGTTGCATTTGAAATATCCTCAAAGATCAAGGCTAAAGTCTTATATTTTGACCACTTTCTAACCTCTAAAACATCAACAATATCGTCCTTCGTAATCCTTTTACTGTCAACGTCGCGAACTCCTATATCATTTAAGAAATCCAAAATCAAAAACTGAGCTTTCCGATGAAAGTCTAGAAAGGAATTACGGCCTTCCCTAACCCATTTTAATATATCAGACTCTAGGGAAATGAGATCCTGGTCGTCAGAATATAAACCATCGTCTGAAGCCGTTAGGACCTCGATAGTTTTAGTTGTAGTGACTGGAAGACCATCCGTGGTCACCCGAACACTCACGGTGACGGTTCTCGATATCCCTGAGTATTCCCAGTCCAAAAAGTAATCTCTTGGGCCAGAGCCGGTAACATCAATGAATCCGTTGCCGGACTCTGGCTCAATCTCCACAAGAGTAATAGAGGCCTCGTCTTTTGAGGCGAACGTTTTAGTGGAGTTCAGGCGAGTCTTGTCGCCCACCTGAACCACATCTTCTAACTCTAGGTTAGGGAAAATAGCCATTACTCATCCCCTCTAGTAAGGCGTTTAGTCTCTTTTGTGTCCCTCATTCTCCAAAACAAGTGACCCATAGTAAAACCCATTAAAAATGTAACTGCAGGATATTCATAAGACCACACAACCAAGGTATGACTTATTGATGCTTCAGTTCCCTGCTCAATAATAACATAAGCATCCCAAACGGCGATAACGATAAGAGTTAATATAATAAAATAGACTGTGGCCTTCTTTAGATTCATACATCGTCCTCTGATGTGCAATAAAAAGTAACTGTCGCCCACTCGCCAGTAAAAGCCGTGTCATCTTCAAGTGTTATGCGAAGCTGACCACCTTGAGAGGAGAGAAGCTTTATTTCAGTTACATAATTAAAAGGAAAAACTAAAACATCATTATTAAGGCCTGCACACTTAGGTATAAACCCCTGTCCAAGGTTTGCAGAGTTTATTACGTCTTTAATGTTCTTGTATTTTTCAAATTTATACATAAATCTTAGCTGATTCCTTGATGGCTCAGAAGGCTTTCCAGGATACCAAGACGGATCTTCCGGTACTATTTTCTGCGAAGAATTAAATAACGGATTATAAACCCATATCTCAAAATTAACTGCGCCAAGCATCTGAACATCTTTTGAAAACTGAATTTCTGAATGCTCTAATCCAAGAATCTTTCCCGGATCAGGCTCAAGTATATAATCAGCTCCATCTTCATAAAAATAACTAGCAGTAACTACTCCAGTTTGTATGGCAACAAAAGTAATAGCACCGGTTGCATAATCTACTGTGTAATCAACGCCAAGAACCTTTAAAACTCCAGCAACTTTTATCTGAGGAATATATGACGTTAAATTATATTCTTGAAAGATATTTCCACTAGTGACATCGATCCAATTTGGCTTAGATGAAGAATAGGGCCCTAAACCTGATCCAACTAAAGTTTCATCGAGTATTTGCTTTGCCTGGGTATACCACGTGGTTCTATTAGTAAAATCATGAGATACCCTGCTAAACGAAATTCCATCAGCCTTCTTAATAGCAAGAAGAGACCTGCCTCCCGAGGTCTTCTCAGACATCTCAACACTTTGAACTTCAGCATAGGTATGCTTAGTTGAGTTTGCCAAAAAATCACTTGAATACAATTGGTTGCAAACGGTATCAAGATTAGATGTAACTGTCTCGCCTTGAGAATCAAAATACTGAAAGCTGTTTTGGTGATCGGGATCATTAATATAAAACTTTGAATCATCCTCATAAAAAAGAGGTCTTCCAACCACCCCTTCAATATCAGATTTAACTAAAGATGTTACTTCATATCTATACATTAACTAACCTCTCTAAAAGAAGCTGACTGGTTCCAGCCGTTGCCATGGTAATATTTCCGGCATTTGCTTCTCTAATTGTCTGAATCGTAATTATATCTCCAGACTGCATGCCAACCCAAGTCCCGGGCATACAATAACTAGATTCTTGATGGCCATTTGCGTTTCTAATATAGCCATGAGCACAAACCGGACCAAACAAAGTCCCATTCAAAGCTAAGCTAGTTAAAAGATTACCCCTGGCAAAGGCCTCTCTTACATGTATTACATATGAACATCTGACAAAAGACCTAGGACCAGTAAGTTGAATACCGTTTCCATTTATCGCCCACCCTGTACCACTAGTAATCATTGCCCCATCCATGGGAACAGTTGTTGCTGTAACATTATTCAAGTTAGTTGCTATATCTGAATTTACCCTTTGAGCAAAGGCCCACACTGCGTCAGATCCACCACCAGGTATCTGAGAATTCTGAGTAGCAATTGCATAATTAGTACTAAAGCTCATTTAAGCCTTCCTATATGAACTGACAACCAACACATGCCTGTTAGATCCAGTAATACCCATGTTAACATTCTCCGGCGAGGCGTCTGCAGTTATTAGTTTATCGTCAACAACACTGTCAGCTGAGGTTAAAACTAAGTTAAGTTTCCGAGTCCATCCGGTCCCGTTGTTTGTAAAACCCATACCCTCATTTCCTCCAGAACAAACCAAAACAGAGTATCCATCCTCTTCTGTATTAACATCTGCATCAAGAGTATCTGTCGCACCGGTTCCAGAGTCAGTATTTGTTCCAACTAAAGGAATTGATTGGTTAACGTTTTCTAAAAGGGCGGTTGACACACCGAAAGTATTTGGGGCTCCGCTTTGCCATGTAACGGCAATTGCAGTACCAGACATAGATGCTATCTGCGACTCATCCCACCTAAACTGGTGAGACCCCTGAGAAAACCCACTTGTAATAGTTTGCTCTTCAACTAGAGTTCCAGATACCCCGCCCACCGAAACTGCCGTAGCCGAATTGGAGACATTATCTTCCCAGCTAGTGTTAAGAACCAGCATCCTATTCTGACCAGCAGTCAAAGGAACGCTATTAGATGTATTGGAAGTCCAATCTTCTATAATTGAAATGGGAAGGCCAGGAGACTTAATAAATATAGGATGAACTCTTATCAAGATATTATTTTCATCAATGACAAAAGCCAAATATTGTACATTCTCAGAAGTATGACTGTCTAACGGCAAAACCAATCCAGCAAATCCAGATCTAAGCACGTACCACTTGCCAACATCTAAACCATGGAGAGGAACTTCTATCTGACCATCAAGCTGAATAGTTATAGTATTTGCATCTGGAAACCCAACTGCTACGCAATCTGCGGCAGTTCCTATGCTATTTGCGTTTGCAAGCTCAAACTGACTATTTAAATTATTATAATATAAAGGAAGAAATCCAAAAGACGGAAGTGTAAACCCATGAGAGGGCTGATCAACGTCAACTAAAAGAGGTAACTCTGGTATGGATATTCCATAATTACCAAATCCCATTAAACATCCTCAAAGTTTATCAAAAGATCAAAGTCAGTAGTCCCAGAAGACGTTCTAACCTGAAGTTGAGCAACCTGGCCCTTAACGTTCCAAGCTATGGCTCCATTTCTTGGAACATTTAAGAAAGTCCCGCCACCATCAAAGCTAACCTGTAATCTTCGCCCCGAAGATATAATCAACGCATCAGATATAGATGTTCCCGCTAACGCAGGCACGCTTTGAACAGATGTAGTGGCAGTACCGTTAAAAGCAACAGTACTGCCTATATTATCCTTTATTTCAAACTGATCTAATATATCAGCCATTAATTATCCTACAATCTTAATAGTGGCGTGCTTATCAGACAAAGGTCCTCTAAGCTGAGCGCCAACCACTCTAATGCTCTGGGCTCCAGCAGCACCAGTAGTAATACTTAGCTTTAAGTCAGACTGATAAGAATATTGACCAGAACTAGTAAGAATGGTCTCAAAAGTATTTGGAGTTCCATTATCATTTAGCTGAAGTTTCCATCTTGTGGGCTTAAGAGCGCTAACACTATAAAGTGTACATTCATAGGTAGTGCTATTAGCAAGACCAGTAATTTCAGCAACAGTATCATCTGTATTTAAAGCAGAACTAGTAATAGTCCCTGCATCAGTTTGTTGAACTCCAGGAGTAGACGTACTGGTAACAATAACCGCACCAGTAGCATCTAGAGGGATGTGCTGATAGTTTCCAGCATTATCTTTCGCAGGCAAAACTGGAATTTCATTTCCCGCTACCGTATCGCCTTCCGATCTTGCTGGCAGCTTTACTCCGCCACCCGTTAAATCATCTTCTAATATCGTAAATACTTCTCTTTCGTCAGCCATCTCTAACCTTCCTTGGTTTAAGTTTCATTACCCATTAAATAAGCTTCAATGTCAGTTGCTGGACCACCAGACTGCGTGGCCTTCAATTCAACTAAAATACTCTGAGCTACAGGGAATCCTGGCAACCAAATAAAGTCATCAGTTAAATTTCCCGCACCAGTTCTTCCTGAACCAACAACCTGACCATTGACTTCAATATTATATTTCACTCTGTGCCTACAAACCACTCTTGCGCGATTTAAATTTCTTGACAGTCCTGCGCCAACTGTAAAGCTGATAAGGGTTTGTTCTACACCCGGTGTAGTTTGAGTTTGGGCATCTTCATGAAACGGTGCTCCAGCAGACCCGCCCTGCAGGGCAAGGATTTGTTCTAGAACGGCAAGGGCCTCATCATCTGCAACTCTAACCACGGTCTTCCCTAAAGAACTAGTTGCAAACTTTTCGTTCTCTAGCTTTTGCGTTCCCCTACAAGGATCTATATCAGAAGAAGCCATTATTCATCACTCCCTGTAGAAAGACTAGCTAAGTCCATCTTGTCTTCTTTTACATCAAACCATGCATACCATTTTTTTTCAGATTCAACCCACTGAATGTGATGATACTGTACGTATCCTTTTTGCTTTTTAGTATTAAGAGCCATGGCCCGCCTCAAACCTATTGGCGAGCGGGCCGTGACAAATTTAGGAATAGTATCAACCCCTAATGGGTTCTGAAAATAACTAGCCATTTAAGACTTAGTTATTATCCTTAACGATCAGTGCGCTCTGAGTAGTTGTAGCAGTAACACCATCCGCAAGGAAAGTATTAGGAGCTCCAACCTGAAGAGACTTTTGTCCATATTTCTGAGCAAGAACCTGTAACTTAGCTCCAACACCGAATTCTGGTCTAGCATCTTCATCAAAGGCAGGTGCGCGCTGTAAAGCAAAAGCAAAGCCTTCTGGGCTGTTCATGAAATACTGATCAGCAGCAAGGTTAGTAGAGATCTTTACATTAACACCGTAAAGAGTTCCTAGAACTCCCTCAGGAACAATTGCTCTTCCATACTGGTCAGCAGAAATAAAAGGATCAATCTTTAAAAGATTAGATTCTTCTTCTGGAGAAACAGTAAGAAACAAAGATCCCATACGAGCCTTGTTTCTCATAAGAACTCTGCGCATTTCTAAAACAACGTCTTGGCTGATAGCCCCAGCAGTAGTAGTAGTAATGGCGTCAGCTTCCATCTTAACAATACCACGTGAATCAAAATCAGAAGCATGCTCCATAGAAGCTTGCTCAATGTACTCACGTTGCACATCTAGAGTAGATTCAATTTCATCGTCAGTATCAACTACCCACTGGATGTGAGCGCGAACATCTAAGTCCATTGTATCTTTAGCAAAAGCTGGGTTTTGGTTAGTACCAGCAGTAGCAGAAGCTCTGTTCTCTACAGTAAAAAGAGAACTGTATTTTGGAAAAGAAACCTGGCTGCGACCTTTAATTGCGCGAGCAGATTCATCTTTCCAGCACCCTGCATAAACTGATGCATCAATAAGAGCGCGCTGAGCAATCTCAGTAATCGCCTCTTGTTTCGTTGCGGATAATTCCGTATCTCCGACTTCGTTAGCCATCTTGGCCTCCTAAAATTTAAATAGTTTAACCTTTAGCCCACATTTCCATGAGCTCATCTTTTGTCATATCACGAACAGATTTCTTTTTCTGAGCTGGGACCTCGCCTGGCTTAAGACTATGGCTTCCAACATTTGGAGCCGACTTGGCAAACAAAATAGGCTCTTCATTTCTAAGGTCTTGCAAAATAGCTCTAACCTGATCCCGATTCGGTACAAAGTCATCGCCAAACTCCAACGCCTTTATCTTGTCAGCAACTGCTCTTCTTAAAAGAGAAGTTGATGCACAACCCATCTTAGTTGCTTCATCTGTTATGACTTCATAAGCCTTAGTTTCAGCAAAAGTACCAACTGCGCCACGATACTTATCGTTTAGCTCGGCATTCTGCTTTCTTAAAGACTCAATCAGCTCGTCCTTTTTACCTTCAGCAGCAAGCTTATTTTGTCTTTCAGACTCAAGCTCCTGCTCCAATGTCTCAAGTCTCTCCTGATACTTCTTAGCTCTACCAACTGCATCACGATAACTAGAGTATTTAACGAAATCTTTCTTAGGCTGATCCAGCCCTTGCTCTTTAGAAATTTCCTGACCTTGCAGATCCTGCGTTTGTTCAGGCGCGAGATTCTCGCCATTTTGTTCGCTCATATTATAACTCTCCTTGTTATAGTTTATCAAGCCTCTTGCTTACACCAAGAGACCTTCTTAAAAATCTCTTAACTATATTATTTATCCTCTTTGTAATTCTAGATTCTGCTTTAATGCCCTGAGGTGTGAAAGCTTTAAAGCCCTTCTTGCGCAGCTCGGCATCTAAGATCTCATTTCTAGATGATATAGGAGTTTTTCTTGCAGATCTTTGGGGACCAGTCTTGTAAGGCTTTCTCTTACCTCTAGCAAAAACCTCTATGACGCCTTTTGCTCTAGCAAACTCAAACTTAATTGAATCAAGAAGCTGACCAGTTAAAGTTAAGTTTGAAAGAGATGGCCTAAATGGACCCCCCGTCTTATTAAACCTAGATAAACGATCCCTTGACCTTACAGATGAACTTTTTAGATTAGGAAATCTTCTTGATTTATTTAATGGCCTTCCCCTTCTGGCCTCAGACCTAATTCTTTGAACTAAAAACTCACCGATTTCTTCATTCATTTGTCTATTGAATTTAACCTTATCTTTAAACTGCATCTCAAGCTTCTTAGACGCAGCAACAGAGTCAAACTTTACCTTAACCCTCGCCATTATCAGAAATCCTATCCAGAAGATTAGTTACTGCAGCCTCAAAGGCTCTAGATCCAGACCTCTCCCTTTCTTTTATGATTTCTCTTATATCTGAACCAAACTCTCTCTTGATCTGTAATAATTCAGATTTTGAAACACCAAAAAAAGGCCTCTTAGGAACCGTGTCTCCGGTGCTGTGATTAAAAGCCTTTAGGATTTCTTCTTCGTCAGTAATTCCAACCCTAACCTTATTTCCAGATACAGACTTAACATCAATAGATCCAAGCATATCTCCAGTTAGCTTTAGATTAACGTTGCTTCTTGATTTTCCAAAAGCTTTAAAATCATCTGACTTTGAGTATTCTTTTGAATATGGAGATTTTAACTTTACCTTACGGCCACGGCCATCTTTACCAAAAGAAATACCTTTACCAGATTCTGTGCGAGAAACCATCTTATCTATAATAGCTTGAGCTAGAGCCTCTTTAAGAGAGCGTTTATTTCTAAAATCAACCCCAAAAATTTCTTTTAGATCTATCTCTTGCTCTATATTACTCTTCGTTATCTTCGGAGCCTTCATCTTCTTCCTCTTGCTCCTCTTCTGATTCTTCCTGTTGACCTTCTTGAGCCAGTAATAAGTTTTGAGTTAATGGATTGCTTTCCATTTCCTCTTCCTTAATCTCATCAATCTCTTCAAGAATAGACTCTGCTGCCTCCTTGCTAACACCCCTGAGCTCCATTATGGCCTCAACTCTAGACATAAATCCTGCTTCAGATAACTTGATAACAGAGTCTTCTTTTTCAGACTGGGTTTGAACTGTGCTTGGTTCAGAGAAATTAATATCTAAAAAAACATCATCTCCAATTTTTCCAAGCCTCAAGTCTTCTCTTAACTCACCATCTCCAACTACATCTTGAAAAACGTTAGACCACTTTTTTAGTATTTCAAATAATTCAATTTCGACACTCTTGTACAAACTAAAATCAGACTTTGTTGCCTCAAACTTATCGAGCATAGCAAGAAGCCTTTCAACTCCTGAGCTAAAACTCTTGGCCTCTCCTTTTCCTGATATAGTTGCAGGATCTACTCCCCTTGAAGATAAAAACATCTTAATAATTGATTCTAAGAACTCTAAAGAGCCATTAAGATCTGGATTTGGGGAAACAAACTCAAACTTAGGTGACGATCCTGGGTTGTTAGGATCAGTTTTTAACCATATAACTCCATTGGGCCCGCTTTTAATGTGAACCGGCTGTTTGTCACTTGATATAACTGCCTGAGCGTATCCCTGAAGCCTAATAATGTTTGCAAGATCAGAAAGAGCAAGTCCAACATCTAGAGCAAAATCAACTACCGATGTTCCCTTTCTAACAAAGAATTCAAAGTCCTTGTCATCAGCAACATCAACAAAAGGAAGCCTTCCAATTGGATTAGGTATAACTTCGCTAATAAAATTGCCATCACCATCCATAGTAAAGTGAATTTCGTCAGTCCATACTATATATTTATCTTCAACTGCCAACCTGTCACTTCTATCAGCAATAATTTCGTTGGTTCTGTTATTTTGACGGTATCTTGAAGTCTGAGTTTTTTCATTATTTTCATCTCTAGCAGTTTTATTTAAATCAAAATCCCAAACATTTAAAATGTAAGCAAAAGCAGTCTCTGGATCATCCCACTGAGGAATAACATCGTAATGAAGGGGAGAAATAGCTCTCAACTTAAAAGAGCCCTTCATGTCAGGAACACACATTATAGTTCCCTGGTCATGAAGCTTAAAAACTTTGTTACTCTTTGAGCCCACTTCATTTACTCTTAAAATCTCATATAAGTTATCTATCTGAGCCTGCTCAGAGTCAGTAACTTCTCTCTCTGTAGTTGTAGAAAAAGTTCTTTCAGGCTCAGAACGGTAAATAGAGGCCTCTTCTTCAATGATTCTTTTTGAAAGATTAATAGACAAAATCTTTCTCATGTCATCAACAGTGTCAGCGCCAAATTCCCGACGGAGCCTCTCAAGAATGTAAATATCTTGACGCTCTCTAAAAACATCAAATCTTTTTTGATGCTCTCTTTTTCTAGACAAATTGTCTTCGTTTCTAATGTCTTCTAAAATTTGACGTCTTACTTTGATATCGAGTAAATCTGGGTTAGGCATCCTTACCTCTTAAGCATTACAGGAGTCGTATCCATAAGACTCTTGTCTAGATAGTTCATAAAAAAGTACCTGATCATGTCTACTGCATCATCATCTTTTTTAATTGGCAACTCGTTTTGGATTATACCGTCTTTCTCTGGATAGCGATACTGTTTCATCCCATCAATAGACTTCCGGCAATTGGCCGCTATAAAGAATCTTGACTGATCCTTCATGTTTCGAACGTAAGTTCTAACCAAAGTTATGCCATTGTTCACTGCGCTGCGACGAGACTTCATATGGACCCCCCTGTCTCTAAACCAAGCAACATTAGATCTTCCAACCAGCTCTCTCTCTTGGTTTCCAGCAATGTCGCAGCACCATCCTGATATTTTATATGGCCTTGCCATTATCTGATTGTAAAGTTCCTCAACAGTCATCTTTGATTTAACTATTTCATCAAACAAATAAACCCTGTCTGTTTTCTCGTCGTATTGAAAAAAACCACACGCCATTTCATGCGCCCAACCCCAATCAATAGATACATATGTTGGCAAAGCAGGGTTGTACGAATAGTTATCAATAATGTTGGCTTCATTAAACTGGTGATATACGGCCGTCTTAGGCGTCGAGTCCCAGTTAATTGTAAACATCATCCTGTAAGTCTCTGGATCTAATGTGTTTTTTAAATCTTCAAGTTCTTCTTTTGGAAAATAAGGATTATCAGAGGTAGACCATTCGTGACAGCTTGTTATGTCGCCAGGATTCTCTTTAAAGTACTTGTACGCCCAGTGCAATTTTGGATTTACAAATTGCTGACCAAGAGATCCAGTACAAATTAAAAATCCCTGAGTATCAGCAAGTCTAGCTCTGCATTCTAAGAAAAGGTTCTCAGACATCTGAAAAACCTCATCAAGCCATATCCAGTTGGCCTTAATTCCCTCAATACGCTCAGGTTTGCTTGCAGAAAGACCATATATCTCAGAATCGTCCCACCACTTAATTTCATGAGTTGTCTGGTGGTGTGACTTTATAAAGGGATGAGCATAAGCTTTAAACTTCTTAAGCGATAATCGTCTAAGCATATCAGAAGTAGGAGCAATGATAGCGCCCAAGTAAGGATCAATACCTTTGTCCACATGGTTAGGCTTATTCTGCTGAAGCTCAATTGCAGCAATCGCCCCAACCTCAGTCTTACCACCACGCTTACCCGCAAAAGCACCTCTAATGCGACACGTATCATTAAGGAAAGCCTTTTGTTTATCAAATGCATGAAAAGCTATACTCATTTAAAAATAAGCAACTGAGGGCCTAGCTTTTCAAGGTCTTCAGATCCACTTCCTATACTTGCTGATGTTATTTTCTCTGATATTGAGTTATAGAACTTGGCATACAAAGCATCATAGTACTGACGCTCCTTAGGATCACCACTCTGCATGCCCTTCTTCACGTTAGAAAGAAAAATCTCTTGAAGACGTATATATTCAGATATCTTTATTTGTTTTGCTAAGTTCTTTTGATGGGCAGTTGAGAATTTTAGATCAGCAATCTCTTTTTTTATACCTTCATCTTTTTCAAGATCAAAAAAAGACTCACCAAACATCGCCTGCTTCTCTGAATCCGAAAGCTTAGCTCCTGAGACCATTACATCTATGTATTTCTGCCTAAGACTATCCTTGTCCATAACTAGGTTATAACACACAAAGTGATAATGAGTGTCAATTAAACTCTGACGCAATAGAGCTCTCTGACAATATAAGCTCCTCAGGGTTCTCTCTTGCATCTGCACAAAAGGTTTCCATAGCTTGAACAAATTCCTCTAAATTACAAGATCTCCCAGAAAAAAGAGTTATCCTCCATCTCATACTGTCGTCATCAACCTCAAGCATGTAGGCAACTTCATCTTCTTTTGGCTTTCCTAGTCCCGACATTTATTTTCCGCCTTTTTGTAATGCAAACCTTTGGAATAATCATAGTACATGACACGCTGTCTTCGCTAGCATGCAAACTTAAAGACATTATTAAAGCTCTATCTGTTTCTTTAATTACATGGCCTATGCTGACTATTTCAGCAGGCTTAAGGTTTAAATCTTTAACATCAGTCCATTCATCCTGACTACAAGGATCAAACCAATGGACTACTTCAACTTTCCAATCCATCTTCCGTGTTTATCCAATATCATAGGAAATAACTTAGGCTGACCATCTATAATCATACCGGTCCCAATGAGAGGTCGCTTAAGATTTGTATTATTGTAATTAAAAGCAAGTGATTTATCATTGATAAGGCAACCAACCCGCATATCCCAATAAAGACCAGAAGGTGAAGCCCAATAGAAAATTTCGAACCTTTCATGATAGTGCCCCTGTATAGTATTCATCGCCATTGACTGACTTAGTTTACCAAAGGAAGCCGTCTTACCATGACAAAAGTAGGCCTTAGTCCTATCAGATAATGTAATAGTTAAATCAAAATGCCACCTCCATCCCTTAGGAGCCTCTAATATCTCTCTGTAAGATTTAAAAACATTACGTGGCAAACCAAGAGCTTTTCCCTTACGATAAACCAATGAGCCATGATTCGATTCGATTACGTCGACCTTCGGGAACAACTTGTAAAGACTTTTTAGATGAACTATTGCTTGTTGAAACTCGTCTGAAGGGCTTAGTAAATCAGGGTCATGATTGTGAAAAGAAATGCTGTGACCGTCGATTTCATCCCCAATGTGAATCACTCGGTCAGGCTTATACTCGTCTTTTAAAGCTTTTAAGAAGTCTAAAGTGTCCTTATGACAATAAGGGAAATGTGTGTCAGAAATTACTAGAACAGAAGAGTTCTTCTTGAGAATGCCCACGCCATAAGCATAGGCAATTTAAGGTCTTTTAAGGTACTGTCCAATAGTCTAGATCATATCATTTTGATGATAGAATTCAGTTATCGCATGCTCCATTGCAAATTCTTTTATGCCATCGTCAAGAGATACTTTATTGCCACCAAAATATATATTAAGATCTTTAACCTCAGCAGATATCCTTCTGTGTTTTGCCAAAAATCCCATCTTATTATGAGCATCAAAAGACTCATCGTTTAACAATATGTCAGCCTCCACACTATACATTTGCCCACCCCAGTAAATATCAAACTCTATGCTGTGCATTTCTCATTCCTTTCCATAACCATCGCAAAAGCCTCTCTTGTATTCACTGAGCATTCAAATGCTTCCTTTTTTAATCTATTCTTCATTTCTTTAATAAATTTATCTCTGCTTCCAAACTTCTTATACCAAGGCCTGGTATACCAAATATGATTAGCTAAACAATAAATCTTCCTATCTAAAACGCTGTGTGAAATCCCGTATTTTCCCTCTATAAAATCAGACATTATTTTCTCTATATTAAGCGATATGTCTACTGTGTTCATTTCAAAACCTCCTGATAATTATTCCACATTCCATTTTCGAATAAGTCATAATTCCAAACCACATCTGTAATATTTCCAGAACCATCAACAGTCACATCACATTCACAACGATCACCATTATCACAATAAAGAGGACCAAATCCCTGACTCGAACCATTGTATTGAATATCAGCTCCTGATCCATTAAGAGTCATCTCAAAATAAGGACCTGCAACAGATGTATCAGATGTGAACTTAAAAATTGTTCCCTCTGAGGAGTCCCACTCGGCAATTCTCTCACAATCTTCATATTCAACTGCGTGGAAGAAATCCTCTGCCACGCAGTCATGATCGTTATTAAGACACGACGTTGAATAAGAAGGGGCAGGAGGGGGAGACGATTCCTCTGGTTCACCTACAACCGGTCCAGTTAGGTTAGCCTCGGCAGAACCACCCTCTCCCTCACACCCTATCAGGAGACCTGACATAAATAAGATTAAGATTAAGTGTTTCATTATTTACCACCTGTAATTCTGCGCTTAACTAACTCTTCATCAACCATTTCCCAGATGATGTGGTAGTTAAAAGCTGCCTGGTAATCAACCAAGATGGCATCTCTATATTCTAATTCTAGTTTTAACTTAAGAACCTTTAATTCGTTATTGCTACATTCTCTAAACATTTCCAACCTCCTGATATAATACTTATCGGACTAAGGTCTGGAAACTTTAGTTATTTGCATAACTTTTTATACATTTTCTATGCACATATACCCAGTATCGGTATCGGACGTATCAAAATGTAACTTTAACTTTACTTTTATCTATTCCGCCAAAGGCAATTAACACGGCTCTGACCAAAAAAACCTGCACACCTAACCCAGTGTGATCTCATTTCCCATTGAATTATTCCATTCGGTAAAACAATCTCTTCGTAAGAAGCATTACACTGAGGGGGCTCAATAGGCTGTGGAGGCTCTCTAGGAGGCTCAGGGCTAGGCTCACGCTCATATATCACTGTCTCACGCTCAGCCCTATCTCTACGCTTATCACATCCCGATAGCATCAAAATCGTCACTAACCCTGCCATAAACATTAAGACTAACGATTTCTTCCAAATCAAAGAATATAGGTCCATGATTGTAGCCATTTACATTAACTCCTATGGTATTTGTCTCAAAATAAACCTCCCAGACCCTACCTGGACCTGATGGAGTGTCAACTCTCATTCCATGAACGCTTTTTAACTTAGTTAAGAACTCTTCTTCATCCATGAGTTAACGGTATCTGCTATTGACTCGCCGTCAATAAGAATGTCGCCAATAATGCGCCCAAAACTATCAATGCCGCTAGCAACAACTCCAACTGTGCTTCCAACCGGCACCTTTTCTCGTAGTCTTTTAGCAATTGCTCTGCCTGCTTCCTTTTCTTTTCCCCTAATTTCTGGTGCATATACTCCCTCTAAGCGTATATCTCTAAAACAATACATCTCAAATCCAATAAGCTCTATATTCACCTCTACCGTGTCACCATCTATAACCCTAATCACAGAAGCAGAATAAATCATAAGCTCTCTATAATAGGCTTATACAAAAGATCTAATGGAGGATATTTAGCATTACCACGCATGCAGTAATGTAAAATAGCCGACTGAGGGCCATTTAATGGATAGTATTCAGCTTTGTCGGGAGCTTCAATACGTTCTCGGCGTCTGTAGACGACTCTTGCGAGATAACTGATAGGTGTCGGGAGGAACTCCCTTGCCTGGAGTATTCTTGAGATGAAGTTGAAGTCATCTCCTGACTTTGACCCCCATTTGAGCTTCTTAATAGCACTAAATAAAAGTTCAAGGTCGCAAATAAGAAGCAAAGGCCATAAGTACCATGCTCTGAAAGCTCTAATATAGACCCCAATAAAAGTGGGGGACCAGTCAGGTAACTTCCAATTATAATTGCGCCGCTTATCACGGCCATATGCCTCACCATGGTTTTCTTTTGTGGCACCATTCCTCCTAGTGTTTGTCATGAACATAAACCTTAAAAGCCACCTTCCTAGAGACCTCAAAAGAATCTTATTCATCTTGTAACAACCCATTACAACCAAAAGACTAGTCATCTGATCGCGACTCATCCTATCCCAATGACCATACCACTTAGACTCATCAGGATGTCGTCTAAAATTACCACCCTTTTCTAGCTGTACTAATCTGTATTTAAAATCCTGCTCAGATATGTGATGAGTCGACTCATTACCCGTCAAATACCTATAAAAAGCATAGTGACCAGTGAAAAATGCCGAATCACCACCGTCTCTCTCATAACGTGTTGCCAAAAAACCAAATGTATCAAAATAGCTATTTAACTTTCTCATTTAGGTAGGTACTCCGCTGCTTTTGATAAAAACAAAACAAAAGCTGCTGAAACAGAACCCCATATGGATGCTTTCACCTTTAGCATAGCAAGCTCAACACTAACCTTGCGCATACTCGAATCTAAGTTCTTAATGTCAGCATCAAGCCTTCTTAGCTCAATTAAAACGTGCTTAGACCACGTCTGCCATTCGTCTTTTTCTGTCTCCACACAAATTCCTTATCCATGGAACTAATTCGCCCTTATCAATAAAGTTATCACCCAGCGCTTCTTTATATTTACTAAGGCTAGACATATACATAACATTTCTATGATCAACCTCAGGAACCACAGTCCCCATATTAAAATCAACCCCATGTATGTCACATAAAACCAGTGTAAACTTAATAAGTTTAGTATCTATAAGCAGGTTGGCGTCAAGTACATTAGACAGCCAATAAAGATTAGCCTTTTTACCAAAGGCTTTGTGGATAATATAGAAATCATTAATGTTGTCATCTACGACAAGAGCGTTCATAAGAAACAGGCTATTCCTTGTGATGCTCTAAGGCAACTGATGCCTTGCGCTGCAAGTCTAATATATCACCAGTTTTAGCCTTATGCCGATCAAGGTCTAGTAACTCCCTCAAAACCTCTTCAGCAGTAGCCTTTAGCTTTTCAACCTTTACATGAGCAACATAACCATCTTTAACTGTTAAAGTTTGCCCGCCATGAAGTATGTGCTCCTCAGTCTCTTCAATCATCAGACTTATCCTCCACTATCTTTAGTTTAGGACAAGCCTCCACCCTCTTGTCAAAGCGTCTTCTATAATAATCACTAGCCATCTGAGCCAACTCTGGCTTGCCTGCTGCTAAAGCCTCAATGGGCTTATATCCATTCAGCTGAGGCATGTCTGTCTGCCAGAACTCTACTATTAAGTCTTTTGACCAGCCTGCCAATTCAAGTTGAGCGGTAATTAGCGCTAGATGTCGTTCTGCGGTTGGGTCTAGCCGTTCTGGTAGGACGAACTTTGGGCGGTGGTATTGGTTCATAGTCTCTCGCTTGCCACGCAATTAGCGTATTAGATAGGTCTATATATTCCTCTCTATTCAAGCTACCTATTCCCAAATATTCAACTATTTGATTGTGAATTTGAGATATCGTGTCAGAACTTAGTTTCTTAGTTGTGTTATCTAGCGCTGTTCTTAGTTGACGGTAAAGCCTTCTTGGCTCACACCAGTCAAACTGCTCGTTAATCGCTAGAAGATCCCTCTTCTTTGTTGCCATCTAAAACCCTCCTGGCTCTAACTGCTAATTCTGATCTAATTAAAGTATCCGAGTTAAGTATATCCCTCAACACACCCTCAGCAGTTTCTTCTTTGATCGGCTGGATGTTGATAAGTAGGGCTTTGTGTGTTTTACAGTCCAACATAATTTCCGAAGCGCACCACTTCACCCTTTCTTCGTAATGCTCTTTATAACAAGTAACCTCAACCCCTTCAGCGAGTATCTTGTTGATGGGCTCCACACAGTTGTCGAACCACTCTTTAAAATCCTTACTTTTTATATGTGAAATACGCTCCATACCGCTGTCGGGCCCCGTAGCTACGGGTATAAGGAACTTATTTAATCTTGGCCTTTCAATCTTTAGCATTAATTTTTCTCCTACGAGCAGCAGTTGCCCTGCGATTAACTCTGGCAGCAACGCCTATCTTTTCATTTTTTCTTTTTGTCGCAAAAACAATATCGTGAACTAATCCGCATTCACAGCATGACCACCTTGTCATTTCCTGTGATGTCACTTCAAAGGGCTCGTCATCCCATCGTTGCATGTATTTCATTCCCCCTCCAATATCTCTTCTATCCCCTCAACCATATAAGGATGAGAGAAACCTTTAAGTTCGGATGTTTTTATTACATAGCGTAAAGCATTCACTAGCCTAGGCACATCTGTGCGGGCGTGGCGATCAAATAAACAATCATCATCACATTTTTTACAGCCAGGCAAACCACATAAACATTCAAATGTCGCAGCATTAGCTCTGGCTTCTATTTCGTCTAGGGTTTTAATTTCATCCTCTTTTCTTTGCAGGCGCTATAATAGTCATACTGAGATGTTTCGCAACATCTTAAGTGCTCAAAGCGTTTTTTACACATATCCCAATAGACCTTGCTCTCTCCATCAGCAACCGCCTCTAAGGGATATAAAATGCTCTCAACGCATTCATGAATACATAAATCTTTATGAACCTGTTCTCTCTTCTTAGGCTCTTCGCATCCTATTAGAAAAGTAAAAATCACCAGCAACTGCCTCACTTATCAAGCTCCTCTTTCATTTTCTTTTACTCACTACAATACTGGCAATTGATTCAGGGATAGAAAAAAATATGGAAACAACAGCTACTAACATAGACAGTGACATGACGATCCCAAGGCCAAGAAACCCTATAATTAAATATAATTTCAGATCTTCACTCACATCTCCCCCAGTTCTTTTAGTGTTTTCTCGGCAGCAGAGTATAATGTTGGGCCTTCAAGGGTTTTGCCTGGCACCCCTATGTATAACCTCAAAGCTTCCACCGCTTTTTGGTAAGCTAAATAAACCGAATCATCTCGCATAAGTTGAGCAGCTTGCTCTGGATGATTAAGCAAGCAATCAGTGGGGTTGTCATATATATAATCTTCCGGACACCAATAAGCTGTAAGATTATTCGGCGGGGTGGTCATATTTGATCTATCCATTCGTTCAGCTCAAGCAAAAGATCTTTGTCCGAGCAGTCAGAGCAAAAATCATATTTTTGAATGCTGTTTAGAGCATAGTGCGTCTTTATATAAAATGTCTGTTTACAATTATTACAGAAACACCGCTGGTCCACTTTTTTTGCACTCCTTATCTTTCTTTTGTTTATGCCAATCGCATATCTTTTCCCAGGGTCGTAGCCTGAATCTGTCGGCAGGGGCCTTGTAGGTTTGGCTCTGCCGAGATTGTAACTCACCGAAAATACTTTTTTCAGGTCTTGCCAAAAACCCATCACTCCCCCAAAAAAAATAGCCTGAGGCCAGGCGCGACTCTGGCCAAGGGCGATATCTCCCTACCCACCCACCAGATCGTGACTGGGAAAC